CACCACCAGCTGTTGGTAAAAATCCGGCCATACTTTGATTATAACCCTGATATCTAATTGGTTCTTCTAAAAATTTTGTTGAAAAAGTATAAAATAATCTTTTATCAAACATTGTTGGGTTTCCAAATCTAAAAACTGTGTCATATGTCATTAGACTATTAAATAACGATTGGAAATTTTGATTTTGTTTTGTTATAACTTCATCAATTAACCCTTCAGTTCCAATTGATGTTGGTTTTTCAACTTTCATTAACAACCTCATAAAATATTGGAAATTCTTAACCGCTATTTCTGTTTCGGTTTCTTCACCTTCTTCAGCTGGAATCATTGTTTTATAATCATAAATTGATCTACTATAATTCAAAAATTCTTCTTCAAAAGAATCTAAAACTTTTGTTTCAAATGTTGTGAATATTTCAGAAATTTTTGTGTATTCTGACTTATCACCATTTATTGAAAAATTTTCCTGTATTTTCTTGTCATTAAAAATTTGTTTTAGGTAGGAATCTGGATCTGGAATTTTAACACTATTATTATCAAAATATCCATAATTTGGTGCACCCCAAAACATTCTTGCTGAACCATTAAATACAGCTGTATTTCCAGTAATTTCTAATTTTAGATTACCATTTTTGAAACATTCATCATTAACTTGATTCTTTGTATTACCGAAAGATGGTAAAACATAATATTTTTCTTCATTAGTTAATTTTGATAAGACAGACCAAGGAGTTAGATTTAAATTTCGATTTGGGTTATTTGAATCAAATCCTGTTGTTTTAATTATTTTTGAATTTATATTTGTTGATAATACTAATTTCTTATTGTCAATTAGTGCTTGTATTTCACCTTGTCCGTATCCAGTTGTTTGTGCGTTGGTCACAAAAAAATCAGAAGGTTCGGAAACGAAGAATGTTGCTCCAGAATAATTTTGTGCCGTGTCAATAGTATATACTAAATTAGGGTTTGTTGTTCCGGTTATTTTTGAAATTATTTTAGTTCCTGGTATAATATTAGGTCCTGCTATTTTCGCATTAACATCTAATGTTCCACCAGTAATAAAGGTTAATTCAAGTGTTGTTCCAGAAATATTACAAGTTCCATTTATTTTTGTTAAATTTTGTGATGGTGCAATTTTATAAATTCCAACACCACCAGTTGTCCCACTAATTTGTGAAATAATTGTAGTCCCCAAATCAACTTTAGGTCCGGATAGTGTATTACCAGGTGTTAAACTATTATCATTTACCGTATAAACAACCATAGTATCGTCAAACACATCACAAGTTCCGTTTAATTGTGTTGACCCACTAAATAATTTAAGTCCTTGGAAGAACACATTCATATCATCAATCAATTTTGGATAAAATCCGGTATTCATATATGTTGTATATGAACCAGTCCCAAGATTTTGTGTTAAAGTGATATTTCTTTGTGTCCCATCAATATTTAATGTGTATGTTTTTGTTGTTGCCGAATTAACCGGATCATAATTTGATAGATAATTAAAATCTTTCCAAGAATTATCTAAAATATCTTTTCCTTCTCTGTTCCAAGTTTTATATCTATGCCAGATTGACCCATATTTTAAAACCCAAACATATGGTAATTTATGAACCGCACCAAATTTTTTAAGTGTTGATACAATATAATCCAAATCTTCTGATGCGTCTTTTGTTTTAAATCTTTCTCTTAATGTTGCTGTTGGTAAACTATTAATAAAAAGATATGCTGCCGCTTTATATGGATTTAAATCCTTTGAGTTATATCTAAAATTAAATACACCATTTTGTATCGCATTTATGAAATACGGTGTATTCATCATTGATGTTGTTTGTTCTTCACTTAAATTACCATTATAACCAGAATAATAAACATTACCTTCGGTGATAAACTGATCTTCAATTTTTCTATTTCTATAAAATTGTTTAAGGTTTGAATTTATAGTTTGATTAAATATATCTGTAGTATAATTAAAATTAGTTATAGGTCTTTTAACATCAGTAGTATCATCACTTTTAAAGTTTGTGATTGTTTTTTGTGTTGTATTATAAACTAATGTTTTATTTGTATTAAAAATTTCATTAACACCATTTGTTCCTTTAACATTCGCTAAATAATCTTTACACCAATCAAGATTTGTTATTGGATACATATCGGTAAAATCAAATTGATTACTATATGTTTTTACTTGAATGTAATCTTCAATTTTATTTTGTTGTGTTGCCGAAACATTTGGTTGTGATGAAGGACTTAATAATAAGTTTCTATTAAATAACTGAAAAGGTGTGTTTGTTTTATTTTTAATATATGGTGTAACAAATTCACCCCTAATAAATTTTTGCCAACTTTCCCCTTCTCCTTGATTTGATATATGTCTTAAAAATGTTTGGAAGTTTGCACCATCAATTAAATATTGTTTTAACTTTTTGATTAAAAATGGATTATCAGACCCCAAGGATTTAAGTGCATTTATTTTTTCATTTTCAGATTCAACTAAATAAACACTTGATTGATAACCATCTACTCTACTTAATTTAGAATAAAAAGTATTAACCATAATCCTTTCGTAAATTTCATAATAGAATTTTACTTCTTCTTTATTTTGAAAGACCTCATTTGACACCGGAAAATCTACAGCGTTTAAACTTAATCTCATTGGTTGTTGTTCGGAATTATTCGAATCACCCAAATCCGGTTCTGGTGCTTCCCTTTCAATAAAACCTTTTATATATTCTTCAACAAATTCAACTTCAGGCCATAACTCCGGAATATATGCTTTTGTTATTGAAGATAGTTTTGGATCTCCAGGATATTTCAAAGCGAATTTTTCTTGTGAATCATCACCTTGTGATTCAAGAATGATTTGTGGCCAAGGATATATTGGTTCAGTAGATTGTTGTGCATTTTTAACATCAACACTCTGAGCTGTAGTTGTTCCGAAAACAGATGCTCGTCTGTATGGGTCGTCTCTTACTTCCCATGCAGCATTATGGACATCATCCATCAATCTTAAAAAAGCTTCACCTTGGGCGTAAAAAACCGCAAGAATATTTCTAATTGTTGGTTTAAACCCAATACCACTATCTTTTCTTGCTAATTGTTCTCCTAAATTATCTGTAATTTGTTTTTCAATTTCAGCTCTTAAAGTTGTTAATTCTTTTGCTGCTTGATTACAAATATCATTAAAAGTTCCTTTTCCATCAAAAACAAAATATTGGTTTGATGGTATTTCATTAGTTTTCGTAGTTGTAAATTCCTGAACTAATGTTCCACCGGATGTTGTTTTACCATAAGCTTCATTAAATGATTTAGTAAAATCAACGTCATTTATTGTGATTGTTTTTTTAAATTTATCTATTGTAACATTTACTGGAACTTGACTCTTTGTTTGTTTTCCACCAACAGTATAACTTCCATTTTTACCGGCAACACTATTAGCTTCTAATTTTTTTGTAAAATCTTTAATAATACCATTAAGTTCTGTTATTGCATCATTTTTTTTCTGTGCTGTATCATAATCTTTACTAAAGGTATATACTTTTGTGTTGTCGGTTAAAACAAGTGGGAATTTAAAATCCATATATGTTCTATACCAAGAATTGGTATCAAAAAATACTTTCTTTTGAAATTCGGTTAATAATGTTTGGAAATTTTCAAGTTCAGTTAATGATCCTAAATTTTCTTTTGTGAATTTTTCTAATATATCCTTAATGAAAGTATCTAACTTACTCTTTAATTGGAATAAACTATATTCCGGAAAATCATCATCAATTAAACCTTTTGATTTATATTCGGAATACAATTCCTTCATTTTTTGATAACCTCTTGAAACAACAACAGGTTTTACATTATCTGATGATTGTTTTGAAACTCCGTTAGTTGGTTTTGGTCCTCCTTGTGAAACTTGATTTGGACTTACAAATGAATTATACATATGTGGAACAGCAAGCATATGTCCCCAATTTATATAAGACATTACACCATATTTGTAACCATATAATTTTAAACTAATCTTAAAATTTCCAGATGTGTTATCAAAAGTAGAATTAAATGTCTGTAACATAAGTGGCATCCTAACGGCTTTACCATAATACCCCTTTAATGTTAAGTAAAATATTGGGTATGGTAATTGAAAGAACGCGGCATATGGTGAGCTATTTCCACCTTCAAATAACGCTCTACCTTTAACATCTTCTAATTGGATTGTTACTTGTGGGTAAAAGCTTGTATCAATCGCAACTTCAATACTTTTAATACCTAAAAGTCCATTATCTACAGCACCAGGTGTTCCGTTTGATGATAATGATTGTGAAATATAATAATCATCAGATTTCTTTGGGTTTTTAACCGCATTTAATTTTGGTTGATTAACACCTTCACCTTTAATAGCACCCTTACCTGTTATTTCATCAGTCCAATTATTATTCATAAATGTCTTAAACCCAGGATTTAAGAAATTTATTTTTCCAACTGAAATTGTTCTTACATTATCATTAAGTGGTGCACCAATTGCTAATTTTGTTCTGGGAACGACACTACACTCAAGGTTAGCATACATAACCAGATTTTCTTGTTTGACTAATCTATCTTTAACCTTACCATCTTGATCTATTACTTTGTTTGGGTCAATAAGGGATATGTTGTCGTAATCAAATTCTACTAAAATATTTTCTCCGTTATCTACCATAATAGAAGAAGTGGTTGTTTAATTCGTTATTATAATCTTGTAATGAACTTAGCAAAGGAAATGGAATTGTCAATATTGCACCATCAGGAATACTCCATTCGGATCCGGAATATTGTGGATTTGCTTGTTGAATTAACCAACCAAAAAATGGTGATCCGTAAAATTGAAAAGATATTTTATCTAATCTTGATTGTCCGGCAATATAAATATAATTCTTATCCGTAGCTTTTGACGGAATGGTTATGTAAGGAACAACTTGTTGTTTTCCATCTACTAAAAATTGATTATATCTATTATAATATTGTAAGTTCATATTAATTAAATTTTACTTTTCCATCAAAAGTTTTAAAGTCATTATTTAAATTATTTATCGAATACAAGTCTGTTATTCTTTTTTGTTGGTCGTTTGTACCATCAGTTGGTATTACATAATCAAGAACATATTTATCATTTTCGTTAAGTGGTGACTGAATTAACGATTTATATGTGTCAGAATCTTTTATCTTACTATATAAATCAATATTAACTTTTGTATAACCATTAAATAATATCACACAAATATTCATAGCCTTATCTATTTCAGTTCCTACTAAATTTTTGTCTTTATAAACTTGACTATCCAATAAGAAAGTTTTTAATGAATTTCGACTATTTTCAACAAAAAATGTTTGTGCCATAATTTGATAAAACCTATTTGTTGCATCGTCTTCACTTATTGTTGAATTACCAAAAGCCCAAGACGCTGGTTTTGGTTCTTTACTAAAATTATTATCAATAAATAAAGCGTCAGATGGTTTATAATGTTCTTTATTTAAAAACAAGTATCTATCTTGCTGAATAATGTTTGTTGGCTCATCAAAGAATGTTATGTGTTTATCTTTAATCTTTGTATAATTATTTTTAAATAAATCATATGTGTCACCAGATAAGTTGTAAACAACTGGTTTGTTTTCAGAATTTAACGAACCATCAGTCTTTGTTAATACCAAATTAAATTTTCTGATATTTTGGATATAATCTTGTTGATTATTCACCAAATTTGAAATATCACTATTTAATTTTAATGAAAAGTCGGATTGTAAACTTTCAATAAACAGAATTAATCTTCTTTCTAATTCTCTTTTTTCAGTATTTTTTAACACCTTACTTTTATCAATTTCAAACATAAAAGGGTCGTTTCTTTTTTTAACATCTGAAATACTTTCACTGAATAATTTATTAATCTTATCTTCTATTTTATTTGGTTTTCCATAAATTGGTAATTTTGACGAAGTTCCATATTCATCAAATTTACCTTCACTAAAATTTCTATCGTAATATAATAAATCAACAATCCCAATGTTAAAATTCTTAACAAGTGTTGTGTGTGTATCTATAACCGTATCAAAATACTCTTTTGTTTTATTCCAAAAATCATTCATTTGACTTGTATAATCAATTTGAGTATCAGATAATATTGCTCCAACCGTATTTCCACCTTTTTTAGGTTGTGTATTTTTAATTTCGGCAACTGAAACTGGTGGTTGACTAGCTAATATTTTTTCAACAACATATTTGTCTCTAGCACTAATATCTTCAGTAGCTGTTGCTCTTTCATCATAAATTTCCGTATTAGCGTAAAAATTAAATGATAGTGCATTTTGTAATTCTTCTACTGGTTGTTTTAGTCCGTGTCCACCAATAAAATCAAATCCTAATGTTACTTTAACAATCATTGGTTGCACACCAATACCTTCTGGATTTAAATCATATTTTGCTTCTTCATATGAAAATCCTAAACTATTTGGGACAATTTTACTATGGTAAAAGTCACCAACTCTTAAAACCAAAATTGGTGGTGCACCAAAAGAAGTATTTAAAGCGTCATTGTATTTTGGTCTACCATCGGCACCAATAATAGGAATTGTTTGTCCTGGTCTAACACATTGATTTAAAAATGTTAATCTACCATTTAAACCTTCAGGTGTCATTGAATGGAATGCTGGGTTAAAATATTTAATCTTATCTTTAATTGATTGGAAAATCATTGGGTCAGATTCTTTTAACACCTCAAAATAATCACATTCAGAAAATAATGTTCTTAAAACTTTTTTTGAAATACCATCTTTAATTTTTTGCTCCACAGTAATGTTTGGTGATGGTTTAATTGTTTGAGCTGGATTAGTTTGAACGCTTGAGGCTTGTTCCTTTTTTTCTTCAACATTTGGTGTTGGTTTTTTTTCTTCACCACCACCGCCAGTTTGTTTTTTTGGTGGTTGTTTTGCTTTAATGTCTTTAATTGTAACCCTTCTACAAGCCATAGCTGGTATTGAATATATTTCGGCCGCTGAAGTTACTTTATATGTATTACCGGTTTTTATATTAAGGTTAGCACTACAATTCACAGTGTCAGCTAATACACCATCTTTACCAGATGAATTAACAACGGTTGCGTCAGTTTTAACTTCGGTACTTGTTTTTGGTATTACAGCTGTTTCACCCTTTGGGTTACCTTTAACTGTTAATTTTTTATCCTTAATATAATCTTCAAAAGATTTTCCGTTTTTATCTTTTTGTTTCCTAAACCATTGTAATACCGAATCAATCCTTCTTTCAGATAAAGTTTGGTTATATGCCACGGTTTGTACCGCAGATGCGGAACCAACTAAATCTACAGATACTTCACCACCATTAAGTAGTATTTCTGCAATTTGTGTTATAAGAGTATCTTTGATTACTGTAAAATTACCTTCAATAACTTGTGTAAAGAAATCTGGAATACCAGCTTTACTCCATTCTTTATATGTTCCATCACTTTCTTTTGAATATGTTATGGTTGGTGCTGATGTATCATATTTTCCTTTATTACCGACATATCCACTATACCAACTATCATATGGTTGACTAGCGGTTTTACTCCAACTTCCTTTACATTCAGGACAATCATTATCAAAATAAAAAGCGTAATTTATGAATTTTGATAAATCCACATCTTCAAGAGCGTTTGTTGTGTTATTTTCAACTTTAGTTTTAGCATCTGTCGGTGATGTGTCAGCGTTAGTACTACTTCCAATAGTTTTATCTGCTTGTTCTGGTTGTTTAGGAATTTCAAATGCAACTTGTCCCAATTCTTCAGATGTTAATCTTGGGTTATTTAATACTTGTTGGTATGTAAATAAATCCCTTGTTGGTATTGTATTAAATTTAATACCCAATTCATATAAATCATATTTCAAACAACCAGCAAAGAATGAATCCAACATTGAATCGACTTTTTGTGGGTCTATTTTTTTCAATTGTTTTTGGACGATTGTATTCATTACCGCCGGATGATCCACAATTATTTTCCAACTTATTGAACCTTTTCTTGTTGTATTTTTATATGTATATATCGGTTCTGGTCTACCTAAAAACGATGTCTTATTAAATTCTGGTGTGCTATCATCAGAAAATGTTAAATCGTATGGTGGAAACCACATTATTCTACCACCATTTGGTCCTTTTTCACATACCGGTAAATCATCGTAAGTAAATCCGGGTCTATCCGAAGTTCTCCAAGCGAGATTCTCAATTGAGAACATATATTTCTTAACTTTATTATCAACAATATTCGTTGATCCAGGATTTTTAAGTGGTGCAATATTTAAATTGTACGCTTTGTCAAATATTGAGTATGAAAATTTTCTACCTTCTGTTGTAATACCATCAGATTTTTGTAAATCGGCGTATGTGTAATATGGTGTGTCTTTTGTAAAAACTCTACAATATTCAATACCATCTTCATTTCCATCTGAATTATTTTTATAAGATAAAACTTGCGAACCTTTTGTTAATTCTTTGTAACCATCATTAAACACTTTTGATACTTGATTAATTGCATTACCGACGTGTTTTAATCTTGATTGACCAGTAACCTTATCTGCAGATTCGATTAATCTTTGGGTATCATCTAAAATTGAACCTTCTTTAAATGGAATTTCTGTTGATTGATAACTGGAATAATCAGCTCTTATTGTTTCAAATTCTTGGTCTAATGATGTTACTTTACCACCAACACCTTGCTTGAATCCAGCATTATCTTTATATTTTGGTGATGTCCAAACAAATTGACCTGAAATACCACCACCATTACTTAATGATTTTCCTTTAAGACCATTTACAATTTTACTTTCATTACCTTCATATAATATACCTAATTCTTGTGGTCCATAAACAATTGTATTTATTTGTCTACCACCAGGTCCAACTGGAATTTGATTCGCAGGAGAATCAATCTGTGATGGTTCAGCTTCTGGACTTCCAACATAATATCCACCAGTATTTGGTTTATCTGGATCAAGAATTCTATCAAGTCCAGTTGTAATACTTTGTAATGGTCCTCTGGTATATTTTGGTCTATATTTGTTATAATCTAATGATGAAAATAAAATGGATCTTTGTCCGTTTCCGGTATTAGCGACAAATGTTTCAGATGGATTTCTAAAAACATCAAGTATTGGACCTAACAAACCACCGGTAACACCATTAACAACATTTAATGCTTTTTCAAGTTTTGGTGCTTGGAAATTAACATCATTAAAATAATCACCTGGAATTGTAGATACTGGAAAATATGTTCCAGATAATCGCAAACCAAATTGTGCGGCAGCTTCAACTGGGTTTTCCGGTTGTGTAATTGTCCAATTCTTATCAATTAAAGGTTGTTTTCCTGTTGCAACAAGACTAGCGTTAAATGGGTCTTGTAGTGAATCTAAATTTAATCTACCAATCGTTTCTTTTTTAAGTTGGTCGGCAATTCTTTCCTCAAACGCACTTTTTAATTGTTGAGCACCTAATCTAGCTAAGTATGTATCTTGAGATAATGGTCCATTTGATCCTGTTGGGTTTTGACTAAAGATTAAATCGTATGCTGTATATGTTGATGCAACAAATGAGGATGGATCCCAATACGGTTGGTATATTTTAGGATTACCAACAACATCGGTAATAACTATAAGGTCTGAATAGCCACCTGTTGGTCCATAAATGTTCTGAACATAAGCAGCATCAATAAAAAATTCATTTATTAAATCTAACTTTGTATCATTTGGGTCGTAAGGACCTGAATTCGATTCAACCGGATATGGTGCTCCAGGTAATGAATATTTTCCATTAAACCCACCTTCTGGACCATATTCATTTAATGGATATAATGTATTAGCAAATTGATTTGTTGCTATTAAATCATCTGACGAATCAATTACACTTGATACCGTTAAATTAGTTTCATAATTTATATTACCTGGGGAACTTGAAAAAACACCGGGAACTGTATATGGTTGTAAATTCCTAGTAACCAATTGGTTTCTAAAACTTGATGAATTTGCAAACGATAATAAACTTTCAGACATATCCTATTTTAAAATAAATATAAAAAATTTGATTTTATCAATTAAATACCTTGATTTGCTTTATCCATACTACTCATTAAATCTGTTAATGTTTTTGGGTCGTTTTTAAGTTTTTCTATTAATATATTGTAAAGTTCTGGTGATAAATTTTTTAATGAACCATCTGAATTTGTTATATCTATTTTTTGGTCAACATTAAGATTTTTATTCATAAATGATTCAGTTGTTGTCTTACCTTCATTAAAAAACTTTTGTACCTGATCGATTAATGTTGTATTAACATTTGATTCTTCAATTTTTTGAATACCTCCAATACCTTGATAAACACCTGAAAGATTCGAAGTACCTTGTGTGTATGCACCTTTTAAACCTTCTAGCGCACCACCAGTCATACCCAATATAGTTTTAACTATATTTCCTGGTATTTCACTTAAAGTTGTTGTTATTTTAGATATATTTTCTGGGGTAAACCCACCAGATATTAATGATGTTGCGGATTCTTCAATTGGACTTGATACACCAGTTAAACCACCTCTAACATCTTGTGATTTTATTTTTCCGAATAAATTTTCAGTTGCCGCACCTCTTATCGCTAAATTTGCTTCGGCAACTCTTTGAAGTGGTCCTTGACTTGCAGCACCCAATCTTACCGCAAATTCAGTTCCAGTTAATGTTGCTGCAATTTGTTCTTGTACTGTTAATTGACTTCTAGCGATGTCTTCAGCTGACATAGCTTGTTTGGCTTGATCTTCTTTTATTTTTTCTAACTGACCAGCTGTTAAATCTTCAACAGCAACTTCTTGTTTTGTTCCTTTATCATCTGTAATTTGAACGACAGCTTTTCCGTCTTTCATTTGAGACATATTAGCAATTAACATTCTATCTTCTTCACTGGCAGCAAAACTTGGGAATCTGATTTGTTTTAGTTTCATATCCAAATCAGAACTTTTAATCGCCATACTAGCTAATTCATCGGCATTCATACCAAGTTCTTTAGCAACTTCCCTTAATTGTAGTTTAGCACCAGGTAATATTTCAAATCCAGAACCATCAGCTTTTAATCTTGTAAATTGTTGGGCGACTTTTGTCATTTGATCCTGTAATTTCGCAGGGTCATTAAGTGCCATATCCATCGCTGATAATGGGTCTAACAATTCTGATGATGTAACACCTAATCTTTGTAATGCTGAACTAAATTCAATAGCACTTTCTGGGTTTAATAATGAATCTGCTTTTTGGAATACTTTTTCCATATTAACACCAAGCATCGCTGATTGAGCTTGCATTTTTGCTAAACCTTGAACCCCGCCTTCAAAATTAAATAAATTAAGTTGTTTTAAATTACCAACAACTCCAGCTGTAACTTCTTTAACATTTACACCAACACTTTTAGCGTAGTTTGCAACATCAGTCATTTCATCACCAACACTTGATAATTGAGTACCAACTTGTGAAAATTCTTTAACTAAAGATCCTACCTCAACACCAGTAAACTTTGATGTAGCACCAAGTTCAATAATTGTTTCATTTGCAACAGTTGTATTTGTTTTTAATGTATTTGGTATTTCAGCTAAAATTTGCATACCTTTATCGGTACTAATACCTAATTTAACCATTTCTGGTATTGTATCGGCTATTGTACTTTTTAATTCATCAGCCCTAGCACGGCCAAGACCCATTTGGTTTCCTAACTTCTGCGCGTCACTAATCAATGCGTTTACATCATCTTTAACGGTTTTTAAATCTAAAAATGGACCGGTTGTCGCTTCAATTCCAGATCTTATATCTGATTCAATACCTGTTAAATCTAAAGCGCCACCAACTTTTTTTTCCTCTACAGTAATTGAAGAAGGTGAAGATGTTATCGTACTACGTTCTTTATTTTTACTTTCAGCATCAGCCTTACCTTGATTATATGCCGATTCCAAGGCCTTTTTTTGGTCTTCAGTTAAATCATTAACAGATTTAATTGTTGGTCCAATAAGTTTTTTAGCTAATTGTAATAATAAACTATCAGTAAGACCCATAGTGTGTTTTTACTATAAATATATTTTAGGTTGTTTTTTGGGGTTGTAAATCTTCCAATAATTTTTCAACAAGATATTTCCTAACATATGTAGGTATTGACAAAAATTCATTGTATTGCATATGAATATATTTTGCAAGATAAAAATATTCGTCCAATAAAAATTTTGAGTATTTAGAAGAAAGGCCGAAAAAATTCCACCCCAAAGGCGATATTCACATCTACCTTTTCTCCTGACGGGGCTATAACTGTTCGTTTAAGGTCTAATCTTGGTTCATTATCTCTCATAAAATTTCTTATGAACTTTGAATCATTGATTGGCATATTTTGGATAAAGGTTGCAATTTTATTAGGGTCTCTATCACCATTTAATTCAACAATCGTTTTACTTAATCTTGTTGTAACTATTGGTGCGTTATATCCAATTGGATATAAATCAACAATTCTGTCAATTTCCATAGTATCCATTAGACTTAACATTTTTAATTTAACATGGGCTCCAGACATTGGTAATACAATTTCAAAGAATCCTTCATTATTTGGTTGGGTTTTTGATTGAATTATATTTAATTCGTCAAGCATAACTGTTGCTTCAAACGATTTACCAGTTTTTGGGTCATTAACAAAGATGTTATATTCTGGACCAAATGATGTATTTCTTAAAAACAAAAGAATTGCTTCAACATCACCTTCCAATAATTCTTCAGGTCTAATATCCCTTTCATATAATTTATTTCTTAATAATGGAACAATAATTGTTTCTTTAATTGTTTTTGTTCCGTCAATATTAACTAATATATTTTCATCACTGGCTGTCAAATAACCAACCTTTACACTTTTCTTTTTTGATGTATAGAAAATACCATTTGATGGTAATGGAACTACATCGTGTGGTAAATTAAAATCTTGTTGTCCGTATGTTACTAAATCTTGATCCATAATTTTTTTTTATTATAAAAATATATCAATAGTTGATTTAATAAATAGTTAATTCCCATCGAATATTTCCACAATCATATATTCTATATATTTTTCTATCAAACATAATTTGTTTTTCGGTTTTATCTTTATCATAACCTTCTTTGACTAAATTTGTTTTATTAAAATTAAACCTATAATGTCTCTTATCGCCAATTACATACCAATAATTTGGTTTAGATTGTGAAATCATTTTAAAATTAAGTTTTTCATACATATTACCGTCAAATATTCTAATATCTGAATATGATATTAATTTTTGTGGTTTGTATGTTCTAATAAACGATTGTAATAATCTTGATGCCGAACCAATTACATTTGTATTTAACTTATTACAAAATCTATTTAATTCCCATTCATCACTTTTACCACCCATAATAATTCTACCTTTTGAAAAGGTCATAAGTGAAATTAATTCATCATTATAATATAAACCTAACTTAACACTTGAATTTACAACACCTTGAATGTGATTATCAGTTAAAAACTTTTTAGTTTCATTAACGGAAACATTTCTAATTTCACATTTCCTAGCATAAATTCTATTTTCACTAATGTTTAATTTATTTTTAATAATTGATTTAACAATTTCTTTTTTATAAATCCATTCATCTTCAAAAATATGAACCAAGCTAATTCCCAGATTTTTACATTTGTTTGTTTTATCTAAATGATATGTTGGAGTTTTAAATAATTCGTTATGCCAATAAAGACCATTAAATTCAAAACCGATATTATGTTCCGGAATAAACAAATCAACCTCAACTTTTGAATTTGGTAATTTATAATTTGTAATATGTTTAATATTAAGTTCATTTAAGAATCTGGATATTTCTTCTTCATAACCACTCCTTTGACTAAATCCAACTGGATTACAAGTTAGACAACATTCGTAATTTCTTTTATATCGTTCATATAATAATTGTTTAGAAAGTTCGGATTCATTCTTACAAATCGGACAAACAATAATAATCGAACCTTTTTTAACATCTTTAAAATCAATATCCGGATATAAATTTATAAAATCTTTAATTAATTTGTTTCGGTAGTTATTTGATTTTGCATAATTATCAACACCATACCTTATTTCACAAGTTCTTTTTTGTTTATCAATATTATTGTAATTACCATTACCATAATAGAGTTCTTTGGTTTTTTTACTTTTTTCTACATTATTATAATTTTCATCCCCATACTTTTTTAGTTTGGTTTCTTTTTGTTTTTTTATGAAATCATTATGTTGAGTGTAGAAATCAACACCATATTTTTTATTGAAAGTTTTCTTTTGTCTTTTAACCAGTTCATCCTTTGACTTATTCGCACAGGTCAAAGAACAGAAATCACCATATGGTTTATCAAATCTATTTCTAAATTTTATTTCGTTACCACAAGAAATACATTTAGGTCTTTCTGTTAAATTATGAAAATAAAAATATATTTTTTCTTTAAATGTTATATTGTCTTGGATGTTTTTGGAATATTCAATTATTTTTGAATACAACTCTGGTTCATTATTATTTAACCATTTTTCATTGGTTTTATATCCAGATTTGTTGTTAGTTATAAAAAAAGAAAAATCCATACATTTACTATTTCTAATAAATATATGGATTTATATTTTGGTTGTAAAGGGTGTGTAAAAAATTAATAAACCAATATACAACGATCCATAACAATCGTTGAAGAGATTGTTGAAATTTCGTCTCCACCATATTTTAGTGACCCACCATCATATCCTGTAAGCCAAGCTCCTTCAAGAATCCATTTTTCAACAACAACTCCTGTTGGATCTAGCATTTCTAAATCAACATTTTTCTTATATCCGGCAGCGTAACCCATACGACCAGTTACAGATTCTGCACAAGTTCTAAGCCATTCCATAATAGCTTGTGTTGCAGATGGTCCAATCGGATCTCTAAATGTAACCGGTAATGATTCCCAGTTAAACTTACCAGCAACATAAACTTCAGTATTTAAAAATGGTATTGCAACAGAATTAATTTTCAATTTTGGTCGTGATGTGCTCTCAACATACCATTCATTTATCCCCAAAGAAGAAGGGAATCTCAAGATCCACCTATTGTTACGCTTCGGTTCGTAAGGGATAGGCATTTTCATTAATAAATCAGCCATTTTTTTGTTTTTTTTAATATTTATGTTTATATTTGTAAATTATATTATTTACATTAATCATAAATATCTTATAAAGTAAAAAAAATGGACTTACTTAAATTTTTTATAGAAAATAATAATAGTGGGGCAAAAACTAAAGAATCTTTTTTAAAAAAAAATTACCCAGAATTATATTTGGATATAGTCAATTACACAAATAACGATTTAATTAATTTACCCTTTAAACAAAAAATCTGGCACTTTATTAATAAAACCCAAAATCAACCAAAATGTCAGAATTGTGGTAATAATTTGAAATTTAAAAAATCGTTAACGGAAGGTTATGGTTTGTATTGTTCTATTTTATGTTCGAACAATTGTGAGATAAGAAAAACAAAAATCAAGAAAACCAATAATGATAAATATGGTGGTAATGCACCTATTTGTTCTGATGTTATTAAGGATAAAGTAAAAGAGACTTTCTTAAACACATTTGGTGTTGATAATATCTTCAAGGATAAAGAATATATCAAATCAAAAACAATCGCTAAATATAATGTCGACCATATTTCAAAACTTGAATCAACTAAAGAAAAAATAAAAAAAACAAACACTAATAAATATGGTGTTTCGACTCCTTTAATTTTACCGGAAATTAGACAAGTTGGTTTTGATAAAAAAAGTGAATGGTTTTATTCAAAATATAATAGTTTAAATGTTATTGATTATACTGGAAAAACAATAACAATACAATGTGATTGTTGTAATAACAATTATGAGATTGAAAGGTCTTTATTGTATTATAGATTTGAAAATAATATAAATCCTTGTAGTTTATGTAATCCGATAAATGAATTAAGGTCATTTAAGGAAAAACAAATTTGTGAGTTTTTGGATGAGCTTGGTATTGAATATGTTGAGAATGATAGAACAATACTTAAAGGTCAAGAATTGGATATTTACATACCAGGACATAATATTGCTATCGAATTTGATGGTTTATTTTGGCATTCAGATAAATTCAAAGATAAACATTATCATACTTTAAAAACAGATGAATGTAAAAAACTAAACATTAGGGTAATTCATATTTTTGAAGATGAATGGGATAATAAAAAAGATATAGTAAAAAGTAGAATTAAAACATTAATGGGTCTTATTGAGACTCGTATTTTTGCTAGAAATTGTGAAATAAAATATGTTGATACAAAAACAAAAACAAAATTCTTGGAAGAAAACCACATTCAAGGTTCAGTTGGTAGTAAATTTAATTTAGGATTGTATTATAATTCAGATTTAGTATCGATAATGACATTTGGTAAAAAAAGGTTGAATCTTGGATATAAAAAAACAAAAAATGATGAGTATGAATTACTTCGTTTTTGTAATAAATTAAATCACATTGTTGTTGGTGGGGCTTCCAAACTCCTTAAAAGGTTTATCGTTGATTGCTCACCAAAAGAAATTATAAGTTATGCTGATAAAAGATGGAGTAATGGCAACCTATATGAAAAATTGAATTTTTCTTTTGTTAAAGATACGACACCAAATTATTATTACATTGTAAATAAAAAAAGAGAATCAAGATTTAAATATAGGAAAGATGTTTTGATTAGATTAGGGTATGATTCAAACAAAAGTGAATTTGAAATAATGGAAGAACGAGGTATTCCAAAAATTTATGATTGTGGAAATTTATTATACAAAAAATCCCTAAAGTAGGATTTAGGGATTTTAATCATTTTTCTATTTACTTTGGATTATTTTTAATTATCCATATATTATATATAACTTAATATATATTAATATTTAGTTTTCTTTCCTCCTGCTGTTAAATAAGTCTGTAATATATTATCTTTCTTTTTATCAAAATGTGTTTTCATCTTTTCTACATTTCTTACATCATCATCTGAAAAACCGATAAATGGGGTAAAGTAGTTTGAAATTTTATTTTTCATAAAAGCTTTTTTCTGTAATCTGTGGGATAATAGTTTTACATATCTAATAAATTCTTCCATAGCATCAATTTTTCCTTGTTCCGGATTCGTTGCCGAACCTTCACCAAATGATACTGGATGGAATCTACACATATCTAAATAAATTTCCACAAGTTCATCATCACTTAAATCTTCTTCATCAGCAAGGTCTCTATATTTTTTAAGATTTTTAACCAATGTTGATTTACTTAATCCGTGTTTATTTGAATTAATAAGTCTATGAACCGCTTCTTTTAAAATTGAAGGTGTGTGCCCTCTAGCGGTAACGATTGCGAAGATTGACCCATTATTAATAGCTTCTACAAAATCAGCCCACGCCGGTCCTGTTGGGGCTTTCATAGCGTCAGATAGGAATTTATCATCACCAGTCACTCTAAAGTCTCTAAACGGATCTTCGTCAAAACCAACAATTGTATTTCCTTTATAATCAAAAGGTTCTTTTCCAATTTCAGTTCTATATTCCGCAAAATCTTCTGTTGACATACCAACCGGTTTTCCGTTATCGTCCTTCAAATAAATTTTTGTTGGCATAAACATCAAGTTATCGTCCCAGTCAAAAGCATAGTATTTCATTACTGGTGTTGATGTTTCATCAATTATTTCATTGATTAATTTTTTAATATAATTTTTCTGATTCATATTAATAAATATTTGTTATAATAAAAAAGGGAGAACTTGTCTCCCTTTTCCTTTAATTTATTTTCATTAGATATTGTCAAAAGATGCACCAGTTGGTGTAATATAGAATGTAATATCTATAAATTCTAATGAACGAGTTGGTTTAATATAGATTTTACCAGTTAATTGATTTCTATCTAAATCAGCAGTATCACTTGATACTGTAACTCGGAAATCATATAAACCTCTATCTCTTCTGATTGCGTCCAAGATTGGATTAACCGCGTTCAAGAAATCTTGTCTTACTTGTTCGTCGTTTTGATCGAATAATAATCTTACTGAAACAGCGGAGATTAATTTACGAGCTTGTAATAACAATCTTCTTACGTTGATTCTATCAAGAGCAGATTCTCTAATTTGAAGTGTTTTATTACCCCAGATTACGGTACCTACATCAGCAAATGTTGCAATTGGGTTAATTCGACCAACATAAAGAACATCTCTATCTTCTTGTGTTAATTTCTTACGAGCTTTAACAGCATTTACAATACCACGAGTATAACCAGCTGCCGCAAACCAAGGGAATGCGATATTATCTGTTAACGCCAAGTTTTTTGTAACTTCAGCCGTCGCAGGAATATAAATTTGTGTGTTATTTACAGTATCTCTTGTTAATACCCAAGGATAATATGTTGCAGTATAGTTAGAATCAATTCCACTTTCTTCTAAATTATCAACAGCTTCTTGTGGGTAAATTAAGTTATCACCTTCAGTTGTTGAAGCAACAAGCATATTATAATCTGGTGTTGTTGTGATGTATAAAGAGTCAGCTCTATCATTTTCAATCATATCGATAGTTGCCTCAACTAAATCACTATTATATACATAATCAATACCTGGTGATACAAATACATTGATATTTACAGCTTCTGGGTTAGCAAATGTTCTAATACCAAGTAAATAAGCGTAGTAATCGGTATTTGCATAATCTACAGTTCCATCACCAATTGCGATTTGTTTGAATGCACCCCATCCTTTAGCTGTTGGGTATCTATCAGATACGCAAGCACCATTTAAGAATCCTTGACGACCTAATACATATTTGTCACCATTTGTTCTATATTCTCTATAGATATCCCATCCATCAAAACCACCATTAACAAATAATGTGAATTTTCTTGAGAATAATCTATAATATGGACTATCTGGATTTGTTGGTTCAGATGAAAACGCCGCGTCACCAACATAATATTTAGGTGTTCCACTTGTTGAGAATCCGCTTGAAATAGTAATGCCGCTTGCGAATTTATCCATATGGAATCCTCTTGTTTTATAAGACCACTCACTACCTTCTAAATCACAAGATGAAATCGGGTTTCGTTTTCCTTTGTATTCAAAGAAACTTGTATCAAATCCGATATTACTTGACATACCAAGGAATGTTCTTCTAATATTATCACCAGAACTTCTAACAGCGTCGTCAGCTCCTGAAGCCAAACCAAATGGTGGGTTATAAACTACTTCACCTGGGAAATCATATTTAGTTTTATAAACAGGGAATGGAGATTTAACACCAGCATATTCTCTAAATGCATAACCTTCGAAACCACAAGCTACAGCATCAACTGGTGCATCCTCATTCATTTCAACCATAATATATTTAGAATTCAATTCAAATTCACCATCTAATGTACCAATTTTCTTAGCAATAAAGTTATTTTGTGATGGATCCATAGAACAATTTGTAAATTTTTCAATTACTACTGGATTTGAATCAACATCAAAATAATCTCTAACTAATACATCAAATGTTCTATTGGCGAATGAAATATTAATGATTGAAATTTTAACTTCACTATTTGCTGAATTACCGTCAGATATTGTGTAGAACTTAAACAAGTTAAATGTTTTAGTACCTCTTAATTCCGATACAACCCAAGGAGAACTTGGTGATTGGAATTTTTCCAAATACCACCCAATTGAGTTTGAGTCTTCACTTTGAGCAGAATCAAGAGCTGTAAGTTCAGCACTTAAACCTCTAATATATCCTTTTTTCCATCCATAATTTAAAAGAGCTTGGAATCTTTCTTCCAAGAATAATGGTGTTGAAGTTCTTGGTTTTCCGAAGTTTGTTCCACCAAATACTTTTGCAATATATTGTGAATCGGATTGACTAAATGATGTTTCAAAAATAAAGTTTGTTCCAGAATCATTTGTAACATTTACAGCAAATGGTAAATATGGATTTTTAAGAACACCACTATATTGTCCTGACATATTAAGTGTTACATTAGTAGTATTAGAAACTTCAAATACTGGATTGTTTTCATCTGAATATGTTGCAATACCTCTTGATCTTAATGTGGCAACAACCAAATCATCATAATCGGAATATGAAACACCAGAATATAAATAGATTTGACCCACAACAACCCCAGAATAACAATCAACATTTACCGGAGTTGGGGTTGGTGTTGGAGATGTTAATGGTGTTGATGTAACACAAGGATTTACCGGTGATGGTGAAGGTGTTGGTGTTGGAACCTGTGTTGTGGTTGTTGTTACAACTGGGAACACTTCAGTTAAACCAGACACAAATGTGAAGAATGAAAAACCAGAATATAAACCATTATTTGTATTATCAAATAAAGCGTAATACCAAGCATCATTATTCGGTGATGTATAATCAGTTAAATCAGCCGAAGGTGATGGAACATTAAATACATTCGTTTCACCAGTAAGACCCATTGAAACTAAATCGTTATAATCGTCACCCCAGATAGAACCAAAATAACTAATATTTGTTGCTTCAGCTGTTGTTGGTGATGTGTCTGTTATAATGTTAAAAATTTGATCTTTAATATTTGTATCAAGTGTTGAGATTGAGCCATCAAAATTTTCATATTGTTCAGTCAACATATTCTCAATAAGACTTGGGAATGATATTTCATATTGAATTGTATCTTCAGAATTGGTACATCCAGTAAACGGAACAACGAAAGGAATTGCAACCGGGACATAACATACTGGTAAACAATCAACTGTTGCACCACTAGCACATTGGAATTCTATTGTTGATGGGTTGACATTCGCTTTAGTTACGATAGACCAAGATGGTCCAGCGTCATAACCGGATAGACCTAATATTCTTGTAACAAATAATTGGTTTGATTGTTGTAAATATGATTTAGCAATATATGCTGCCTCATATTTTGGAATTTGTGTGTTCACAAATTTTTCAGGTGATGTTCCCCCAAAGTAGGCTTGAAATTCATCGTAGTTTTTGATAAAGATTGGTTCAAAAGCAGGACCTTTCAAAGTTTCTCCTGCAATACCCAAAGTTGTTACACCAACACTTTGTGCAACAAAACTTAAATCAACTTCCGAAGTATAAACACCTGGTGAAACAAATACTTTACTGTTAGTTGCCATAGATTTTAAATTTTATGTTTTTAATTTATTTTATTATAAATATTGTGTTTTTTGTCAAAAACTTTACTTAAACAAAACTATTTATATTTTGGTAAGATTTTTTTCTACCTTTTTTCTACCTATGGAGCAAAACACAAAAAAGATTAAAAATTTAAAGATTGATAAGGATGTTCACGACATCTTAAAAAAGTATTGTGATAAACGAGGTTTAAAAATGTATAAGTTCCTTGAAGGACTTATAATCGAAAAGTGTAAAGAAAAAAGAGATATATATGGTGAAGATTAAATAAGTTCCTGAATGAATATAATTTCAGACTCTTTTGTATTATCATCTTTAGTAATATTAATTCTCAAGATATCTCCGGTATTTATCTGAACTTCACTTAAATTACTACCATAATAATCATCATTAATAAAAATCTGATATTCATCAACATTTTTGTTTGTTGATAATTTAAGATTTACCGTGTATTCAAAAGTATATACAGATACTAAATCACCAACTTTGTAAGTTGGAATATATGTTGGTGGAATCTGTGGTTCTGGTTTTTTTTGTTTTTTCTTTTTTATAGATGTATCTGTTTCGTAAATTTGAAAAGTTCTTGTAATTGCCGGTCTAATCTCAAATTCGTCTTCATCCATTAAAAACCCTTGAAGGGTAAATTCATATTTCTGAAGATATACTTTTCTTTTTTCTAAATCCATTATTGATTCATCAGAAATATTTCCCATAATAATTGGGATATAGTGCCCTTTGATTACTTGGTATGCTTGTTTTGATGCAAATTTTGTAAGAACAATTTGATTAAACTTATTTAACTCACGCATTCTATTACACACAATAACCACGGTATATTTAATATCAACTGGTATTGGTTGTGGTATTTTATAAATGTCAAAACCATTTCTTTGTCCGTCCCAAGTTGGTACTTTAGCATAATAATATTGTCTTCTTTCTGGAATATTAAGTGTCATTAAAGATGGGTTATTCCCATATGTCACTTCTGGAGAACGAACTACTGCAACAAATGGTGGTTCGACATTCTTGTCGATATTTTGAAAATCCCAAGTTTCGGTAAATTGCACCCAATTCTGTGTTGTTATTAAAATATCAACCATAGGTATTGTTTTACCCTCAACAACACATTTTAATTTGTCACGAACAAAATCTAAAAAACCTCTATCCAAATCTGGATGTAATAATGATTTAGGTAGATATGTTCCATCTTGAGAAATCATATCAGCAATTTCGTGTCTTCTTGGTAGAAGAATTTTCTTATCTATAAGGTCAATATTTTTTTTAATTTTTTTTGGTAATCCCATATTATAATCCTCTAAATTCGTTAGGTCCGACAGGTGCTGCCACAATAGTTCTATAAAATGGTCGGTATCCTTTATATGTGTGTTTTATATCTGATGTAACACGACCATCGTTTACAACCGTATAGTATCTTACAAAACTTTCTGTATCATAGTATCCAACATAATCACCAAAATCTATATCAATATTTAAATCTTCAAGAGTTTTTAAATACACAGACATTGTAATATTTCCAGGTTCAAATTGATCCATTTTTGTTGTCCCAAGAAACTTATTTTCTGGTGCGGCAATTGCAACATAAGCATTAAACTCAACTGGGGGTAAAAACTTAATACCATCTGATACGGTTTCACCATAAACATCGTCGGTTTTGGTTTTGGATTTGTCTACACGATAAAGAACACAAGTGTAGTTCATATCACCATTTAACCATTCCTGACCTAATGAAATTTCCAGTTCGTAGTCACTTGAACCAAAAAATTTACCAAGACGTGTTATTGGAACTCTGTTTGTCATACCTTGTTTTATTGATAAATATTCCAATGATTATTTTGTAAAATAAAAAACCCACCTTTATGGGGTGGGTTAATAATTATAGTTTTTTGTTATCTGTATTTACTTGATATTATTGGCCTAACAAATGAATCACAGATTGGTCCAATTTTTTCCCCTTTACTTTTTTTAATTGTAAGAGGTGAACATAATGCTTTAATTTTATTTTCTGAATCTGTAATCATTCTATCAGCAATATCATTTTCATTATCATTTATAATTTCAGGAATAAAGGAATTCCAACCCTTTTTGGTTGATATTTTACCCCATTCTTTTAAAAACTCATTTTGAGTTTTTAAATCAAAATTTTTCCATTCTTTTTCGACCTCTAACATTTTTTTTCTACCTTCACCTGTAATGTCCAAACCTTCTATCGCATTTGCTAATTTATTTGCACTAATTTTAGCACGATTTGCATCACCTAAAGGCCAAGAGTTAAACCCCTCACTATTTAACCACACTGTGCCTTGTTCATTATCAAACCCCATACCAGGGCTATTTACTGGTTCATATACTAATCTATATTCGACATAGTAGTTTATTTCTTCGTTTAAATAGTATTTTTGAGTATTTTCTTTAATAACTCGTTTAACAATTCTTGCTAAATCTGATTCTGTTAATCTAACTATTCTTTTCATAATTTTTTTATTTATAAATATATCGTCAAAAAAAAAAACAACTTTTTTTGTATAAAAATATGTTTTATTGATAAATATTGTTTTTATTATTATTTTTATTTATATCTTGAAATTTTGGAATTACAAAAACAACTAATAGAACATAAAGCACTTGATTTATTGGACTCATATAGTGGAGCCAATAATTACATTCTTTATATGAAATCCAAAAAAGAAACTAACAAAAAGTTTTATCCGACAAGAACTCAAGCAGATTACATTGTAAATTATTTTGACACAAAACCAAAAGTTGCCCGTAAGTGGGTTGAGTTAGACCCTTACTTCGCAAAGAAGTTTGCACAAGAAAGATATTTGTTAGAAACACCAGAAAAAATTTATATTGAAAAATTACTTGTTGAAAAAGATAAGTCGTATCATATCTGGGGTAAATTTTTCGAAAAAGATAGTTTGTCCGAATTTTGGATACCTAAATCATCTTTAATTAAATCACAAACAGTAGAAGAAGTTAGTATTGATTATTCCAAATACGAGCATAGACCACCACTATCACATCAGAAAGAAGCAATTGAAAAACTTGTTGGTTCCAGAAGATTTATTTTAGCTGACGATATGGGGTTAGGTAAGACAACTTCCACAATTATTGCGGCGTTAGAAACTGGAGCAAAAAAGATTTTAATTATTTGTCCGGCATCACTTAAAATAAACTGGCAAAGGGAAATTGAAAATTATTCAGATAGAACTTGTTTTATTGCTGAAGGTAAAAAATTCTCAACTGAATCTGATTTTGTTATTGTTAATTACGACATACTAAAAAACTTTCATAATAAGGAAGGTAGAGAGAACTCATTATTATTGCAATCAAACTTTGAACTTGTAATACTTGATGAGGCGCATATGGTGTCAAACGCTCAAGCCCAAAGAACAAAACTTATAAACGATTTTGTAAAAAATATAAAAAGAGTTTGGTTGCTTACCGGAACACCAATGACATCCAGACCAATTAATTATTATAATTTATTAAACATTATTGAAAGTCCGGTAGCACAAAACTGGATGGCTTATGCAATTCGTTATTGTCAAGGATTCCAATTTAGAGCTGGAAAAAGAAAGGTTTGGAATGTGACCGGTGCATCAAACTTGGAAGAATTAAGAGATAGAACATCAAAACAAATTTTAAGAAGATTAAAAGAAGATGTTTTAGATTTACCAGATAAAATTATCACACCAGTCTATTTAAGAACATCATCAAAAGAATATAAAGATTTGATGGGTGAATATTACGAATGGTTAAAGAATAAGACAGATGAATCATCTTCACTTACGGTTCAGTTTTCGAAATTAATGAAGGTAAGAAAGGTAATTGCAAATGAAAAAGTAAAAGATACAATTGAATTTACACAAAATATTATAGACCAAGGAAAGAAAGTAATTATATTCACGAACTTTACCGATACATTACAACTAATTCATAACCATTTTGGAAAAGAATCTGTTTATTTGGATGGTAGTTGTAATAAAGTCAAAAGACAATATGCGGTGGATCAGTTTCAAGAAAATGAAAAAGTTAAAGTTTTTGTTGGAAACTTGAAAGCGGCCGGTGTTGGCCTGACATTAACCGCAGCCGAAGTTGTAATAATGAATGATTTGTCTTTTGTTCCAGCCGAACACGCACAAGCCGAAGATAGAGCTTATCGTTACGGTCAAAAAAATAATGTTTTAGTTTATTATCCATTGTATGAAAACACAATTGAAGGTGTTATTTATGATATTTTAAATAAAAAGAAAAAAGTAATTGGAACTGTAATGGGTGATGAGGTTCAAGATACTGGCGATGTTGTTGAAGAAATTTTAACTTTGATAAACAAAAAAATTTAATTTTTATTGAAATATAATATTTATAATAAAAATTATTATGAAAAAAATAATAAGACTAACAGAAAACGATTTAGTTCGTATCGTAAAAAGAGTTTTAAACGAAAATTTTTCAGAACAAAAAACTTTTGGTGATTTAGAATTTGTTACTGAAAAACAAGATGGTTCAGACAGAAAAGTAAGAGTTTACGCTAAAAAAATGCCTATGTATAGTGTAATTGCTTTAATTTTAGAAACTAAAAAAGGTGATAATGTAAAATATTTAGGTAAAGTAGGTGTGACAGTAAAATATGAAAATGGTGAAGAAACAGTAACAATTACTGACGATTATCCTGGAAATATTAAAGGTTTTGTTGAAATGAAAAGTTACGATGATGTTGATTTTATTAGAGAATTTGTTGAAAGAGCTCATCGTTTTGGTAAAGCAAAATCGGATTGGTTAAATGTTCCAAAGCTAAGATAATATATATAACCTAAAGCTTTATTTTTTAATAGTTCTATCTATTTATATTTAATGAAAGTTATTATAAAACATATTGATTCTGGTCTTTCATCTGAAGACAAGAAAATGTATAACGATTTTATCAAATTTATAAACTCAAAATATCCTGTTGATAAAGATTTAACAATTTTATTTCTTGGTAATAAAAAGGGACATATGTCAACTGGTTCTCAAGATATGAATGGTGTTATAAAAGTTTTATCAAAAAATAGATTAAACCGAGATATAATGAGAACTTTAGCTCACGAATGGGTTCACGCCCATCAGAGATTAGTTCTTGGTAGAGAAAGAGGTCCGGACATTGGTGGTCAGAATGAAGATGAAGCAAATGCGTTTGCCGGACAACTGATTAAAATGTTTGAAAAAGATAAACCAGAATATAATGAATTGGTATTTGAAAATTCAAAACCACTAATAAAAAAACTGGATCTTTTAAAGGAAGAAATTCTTAAAACAGAAAAACAAAATTTACACGAAGAATTTATTACTGAAATGAAAAAAATTGGTATTGAAAAACTACCATATTCATATTCAACAATGAAACAATTTGTGGATCCTAAAACAATGGATATCCATTATAATAAACATTATAAAGGTTATGTTAAAAAATTAAATTCTGCCTTATCCGATAAAAAGGGTGAAATGGAACTTGAAGATATTATAAGAACAATATCAAAATTTGATAAAAAAGTTAGAAATAATGCTGGTGGTGCTTTTAATCACGCTTTATTTTGGAAGATGCTTTCACCAAAAAAACAATTACCAAAAGGAGAAATTTTTGAAAAGATTAAAAATCAATATGGTAATTTGAAAAAACTTAAAGATGAGTTTAATCAATCAGCAAAAGATAGTTTTGGTTCTGGGTGGGTTTGGTTAATTCTTACAAAGTCAAATAATTTAAAAATTATGACGACGCCAAACCAAGATAATCCACTTATGAATATTGTAAAAGGTGGTGGTTATCCATTACTTGGTCTTGATTTATGGGAACACGCATACTATTTAAAATATCAAAACAAAAGAGATGAATACATAAATAACTTCTGGAATCATATAAATTGGGAATTTGTTAATGATTTATATGAAACTAAATCAAAAAAGAAATTAAACGAATCAATAAGAAAAATTATTGTTGAAAATGATACTATGGATTATGATTTAAAAAAAGCAATGGGTCGTGAATTACAAAAAATTAGACTTATTCCTTTGGACGCCGAATCCGCATCAGAAGCAGTTAAAAACATTACAAGTGCTGAAATTCAAAGGGGTAATCTTGATTTTAATAGAACACTTGAAGGTCTTATGTCGCTTAATTTGAGTAATGTGTCAGAAAGATCAAAATATAGATTTAATAATTATTTTCAAAGGTTTGTAAAAAGTAAGTCAAGGGGTCTTGATTTTGAAGGTATGGTTGCCGGATTTTTAAATGGTAATTTAGCAACAAGTAATGTTTCACCATTTGATGTTTCAACACCAGCTGGTGATAAAATTTCTTGTAAAATTGTTAGAAGTCAAAAAGAACGAATAATACTTAAAAGTATTAAAGAAACATTGGGTCAATATTTAGCCAACTATTCTGGTTCTGAAGAAAACAAACAAGAATTGTTAAAGATGAGCAAACAACCAAATTTTCTTAGATTATTGGTAAATCACGAAAACCAAGATTTGAGAAATCAAGCCGAAGATATTTTGGGATTTTTACTTACAGACATCACGGGGTTATTGGTTGGTATCCCAAATGAAACAAAAGTTGGGATTGATTTATATTATTATGATAAAAATAAAATTATTGATCTTGCTAACACACCAGGATTATTAAATGCCGGAAAATCACCAGAAGCACAAACAATATCATTATCAACAAAAATACTTAGCGGTGACAAAACTATGTCTGGATTTATTCAGTTTCCACTTTTAACAATTGATGATTATAAATCGTTTTTAATTGGTGATGAAAAAACAAATGAAGTTTTAAATTTATTTAATCAACTTGGAAATAAATATGGTGTCCAGAGACTTGGAGACAATTTACCACAAGACATTATTAGAGATTTATCTAAAAATGAAAGATTTAAAATAGATCTTAGAAGATTAGTTAATACAAAGTCTTGATATTTATATAAAAAAATCATTATGGCAATTATATCTGAACCAGGAAGGAGTGACCTTTATAAAAAAGTAAGACATTTACTTGGTGCCCCTTTAAGAAGTGTTGAATTAGAAGACGAGCAAATGGATACTCTTTTGGAATTTTCTATTGATGAGTATTCACAATATGTCCAAGATTGGTTAATCGAATCTCAATGGACGGCACTAAATAATCTTAATCTTGACACACAATCTCTAACAAAAGCATTCACAACAAAAAGTTTAGATTATGAAACAAGATACACATATGCTTATTCCAAGATTGTTGGTCTACAGGCTGGTGGTGATTGGGTATTAAAAAAGGATTATATTCAGTTAGTTAAAGGGCAACAAATTTATGAGATTCCGGCAAATAGAGAATTAAATGAATTATTATGGTTCGCACCCCCAACAATGAATAATCTTATATTTGATCCTTGGTCCTTTGGTGGTATTGGCGGTGGTGGTATTGGTGGTGTTGGTGGATACGCTCAAATTGGTAATATGGCCGGTAGTTATTTTTTAACACCAGCGTTTGATATGTTATTGAGAATGCAAGAAATCAATATCCAGAAAAGAATTATACAAGGCGATTTAACATATAGAGTTACCGCATTACCAGATGGTAAGAAAGCGATTCATTTAATGAATACCCCAGGTGGTAAATTTGATTTTGGAAATTCTTCTTTAATGAAAGGAAAAGTTTGGTATTGGTATTATGATGTTGGTCCGGAAGATAGAGATAAGTGTTTAAAAGATAATCCAGATATTATTAAACTACCTTCCGATGTTCCTTTTGAACAGATGAGTTGGCACGATTTAAATAATCCAGCTCAAATTTGGGTTAGAAGATGGTTTATTGCTTATTGTAAAGAAACACTATCGAAAGTTAGGGGTAAATTTAGTGGTAATTTAAAAACGCCAGATGGTGATTTAACAATGGAATGGCAAACATTAGCGACAGAAGCCAAAGACGAAAAAACAAAATTGATTGACGAACTTATTGGTGCTGAAGGAAGATTAACCAGATTAAAACCAGAAAAGGTTATGGAAAGAGAAGCACAAATTGCAGAAAACTTAAATAAACAGCTCAAATTTAGAGCAATGCCAAGACAAATTTATGTTATATGAGTATTAAAATTGATAATCTTACACCAAGAAAAAATGTTGTTAGATACCAAACACAAACTGTTATTGAACCAACTGTTATTGTTGAAAACCCTATTAGTATCCATAAAATTATATCAAATGAAGTTTATTCGACTGGTGAAGAAAATTTTTTAATAGTGAAAGATGTTGAGTATTCCGAAGTTACTCTTAATTCTAATGCAACATCAAAAATCACAATAAAATCATTAACAAATGTTTTAGTTAAATCTGATGTTGGTTCTATTGATGAAGAATGGGATGAACTTCTTTTAGAAAAAGGTGCTTGTGTAAAATTTAAATTTGTTGAAGGTAACTGGTATGTTGTTGCTAGTGATGGTTTAAAGATGGGTTAGATATGTTCTTCCCATCCATCTTCAGCTAATTCATAAATATAGTTAGGGTTCACACCAACTTTATCCCAAAATACAACTTCACCTTGTTCCATATCAATAAGGTCTTTCTGAATGTCATCTTGATCCTTTTCTTCGAATGGTACCCCATTTATTAGTTCACATTGGTCTTTTGTAAAGAATGGTCTATCTTCTGGATTCTTAACTAAAAGTCCATTTCTTACTTCTTCTTTGAAGACAACAAGTAATGGTTCCACTCTTTTATTAAATGTTGCAATTGCCCTTTGAATATTATATTCACCAGTAAGTCCTGGGTTACTTTCTAATTCTTGAGGATCAATTCTATAACAATTAAGTTGTATTACAGAATCTGTACTCGCAAGTTTATAAGCTAAGTCTGTTGGGATACCAGTATTTGCTTCTTTATTTTTAGCATCACTACGAACCCAGTTGTCTTCACCCCAAGATTTTTCCCACCCATTATTAAGTAAGAATGTTTCTTTTTGTTTATAATCTAATTTTGACTTTGTACTATTAGAAAAAAACAATTCTATTTGTTCGTCACTCCACCCCTTCTTTGGTTGATTTACTTTCTGAACATCACCGTGTGACGCTTTTGTTCCGTTATTCACATAATAAATTACATCACCAAGATTAACATTAAGACCTTCTTTAATTGCAAGCTCCATATGTGCTTGTCTTGACATTAAAGCACCAGCCTTTGTTGTTGTTTTACTTCTTTTAATGTAATCATCGATAGATTGTTTTACTTTCGCCTTACTTGCAATATCCATTAAAGGAATTTTCTGGTCGAATATTCTTTGTAAGTATTCGTAGTACCACTCAACAAAACCTTGTCCGTTACCATTAAGTAATAGTTTGATTCCTTTATCCAAAAAGATTTCAATATACTTTGGCATCTTCTTTGATTTGATTGTATTTCCAGTTAGTTTTACCTTTCCATTGTGTTCTAATGTAGCATAGTTTTTACGCGCTAAATTAATACAAGAATCCCAAGTTCCATCACAATCCAGACCCATAGTTCCGCGCATAAATTTATCATTAAACTCAGCAACATCAGCGTCATAGCCGGTATATTCCTTTCCTTCTTTAACTAACCAGTTTAGACCTCTACCTATGTATTTTCTACCCTCAACACCACCATCTGGTAAAGAAAAGTTCATACCATCCGTATCGCAAACGAGTGGTGTGTACCCCCGTTTCATAAAGAACTTTAACATCTGTCTTAAATATTGACGACCAGTACAAGTAATTTTTTCACCCATATCCATATCACCCCAAGGGAATACTTGTGGAGCAGAAAGAGCACCAAATAAAGAGTTGATAAATATCTTGATTGGGAGTTGCTTTGTATCGTAAGATTTTGCCTTCTTTTTATCAATTGATTTATATTCCGAAGCTAAGTTCTTATACATAATACGACTATCTCTAAAGTAAGATAATAAACCTTTCATTACCCCAGTAATATCTGATTCCGGAAACACATCGTGGGTTAATTGAATTGAAGGATAAAGTGATGAGTAGTCAAGTTTTAAAACATCTTTTGAATAACCGGTCTTTAATAATCTTGACAATCCACCAACAAAGTTTCTTTTTTCTTTCTTTGCTGGAATTGCAAGTCCGTTCTTATAAGACCAAGCAAGCATTACGAGTTTCCAGATTGTTGCAGTTCCCATTGTTGAAACCCTTTCATATGTTGTTGGAAGAAGTGATGCAAGAAGAAATGAACCCTGGTTGAACTCTTCGTCCACTAACAAGGTTTCTTCCAAGTCATCGTCAAGGTATCGCTCAACAATATCATCACCAGTTGTTTGAATGTAAATGTCGGTTCTTCTTGAACATATTTCATCAACTTTTTCATCAACACCAACTTTCTTATATTTACCATTTTCAATGTTTAACCAATAAACATTTTTTTCTCTATACATAGAACCAATTTTATCGTGGTCTATATATACTCGGTCGGCAGCTTCACCATCAATAAACTTTGTAATGTATTTAAGACCCGCTTCTTTGATTGATGAATTAATTGCTTGTGCTCTACGAACTGAATGGATAATATCAATGATGTTATAACCCCACATTTGAGTCTGGGTAAAACTTTCAACTTCATTCCCTAATTTTAATATTGATTCTTTTTGTGTAATTGACCTTTCACCGTGAAGTGATTTAGCAATTTTTTTAATATCAAGATGCAACATTTTACATCTTTCATAAATCCAATACCAGTCAAAGTTTGCTGAGTTGTACCCAGAAATGATTGAAGGTTTTAATTCGTCTATAATTTTAAAGAACTCAACAAGACCCTTTCTTTCCTCATCTTCGTTAGAACATTCGATTACCTTTCTGTAACCCTTATTTGTTTTAATTCCAATCATAAATATCCTACCATCTTTAGGTTCTAAAGAGGTAGTCTCAAGGTCAAATACAAGTCTGGTAATATCATTATATTCTTCAAATCCTTTAAATAGTCTTTTTTCTTTTGATATTAAGAATTGTTCTGTTGGTGTTAGCATTAAGAATTTATCTTTAGCTTTTTCACCCCAAGGATCAATACCACCGTCTCTAAAAAATTGAGATAAAGCCCTATAACCTTTTAAGGACTTAACCAAAAAAGTTAATCCATTTTCTAATTGTTCGTTTCCATCAGTTCTTAATTTCTCAATAACAATCCCATATTTGGACATTGCCTCTTTTTGTAATGCTTTTGAACCTTGATAAAAATTAAGTCCTCGTAGGTCACCAACCCATGCAAACGCAATTAAACTATCTCTAACGATTGATTTTCCCTTTCCAGGAACTTCTTTGATTTTATAGATGTGGTCTTTTTGATAATCGAACTCTATTGCCACAATGTGTTCTTCTGGGTCGTTTCCTTCCAGAAATGATTTTATTTCTTCTGCTGTTATCATAATATATTTTTGATTGGTTCATTTGCTGTCGTACCAAACGACATTTACCTTACATCAATAAATATATCTGATTGATTCAATAATGTCAAATAAAAAACCCCAACTTTAAATTGGGGTTTTATGTTTTTTTATACACAAATATATAATCGATTACTATCTGTTGAACACCTATAAATTGTCCCTAATGGTAGGGTCGCTGGTGCTGGATCAACCGGAATATCTTTAATATTTAGACAATTAATGTGTAATGTATTTGTTGATGTACTTGAAATACCACAACCAATAATAAATGAATAATTGTGTGTTGATGTATTTCCAGAACCACCAAGTATTCCACTATAATCTTTTGTAATTGTATTATTACAACCACCACCAATTGTTGAATATAAACCTTCAATTTTATTGTTATATCCACCAATTAAACTTGAAGCAGCTCCTGTTATATTATTATTACAACCACCGAGTATTGTTGAATAAATAGCTTCAGATGCAATACTATTACTACAACCACCACCTATGATTGAAAAATTACTACGAGCGATATTACTATGTCCACCAACAATTGATGAATAATTACAAGATGTTGTATTGGAAATCCCACCACCAATTACTGATCGTTCATTCCAAGTTGTATTATTGCAGCCACCACCAATAAAAGAATATTCACTTCTTGCATAATTAATAATCCCACCACCAATTATACTAAATGAACCTGCTGTATTTCCAGAACCACCACCAATTGTTGATATACAATACATTGCTGAATTTGAATTACCACCACCAATTGTTGAATTATCACCTAATACCGTGTTACAATATCCACCACTAATTGTTGAATTTTGATTATTAACAACATTTAACATACCACCACCAATCACTGAGTTACAATTAACAATTGTATTTGTTTCACCACCACCAATTACTGAACTTTGTCCATAAGTTGTGTTTGTACCACCACCACCAATTGTTGAATATGGCCCACAACTAATATTTGAATAACCACCACTAATTGTTGAAAAATCACAATTAGTTATATTTAAATAACCACCACCAATTGTTTGTGCGTTTAGACTATTATTTGTAACTATCTTATTATTTGTTCCACCAGCAATTGTATTTCCATATACATCATAATAACCACTACAAGAAGATATTGTATTAGAAAAGCCACCACCAATTGTTGAACCGTGGACATCATAACCTGATGATGTAATACAATCAATTGTGTTAAAACTACCACCACCAATTGTTGATGATTCTGTTCGTATAGTGTTATTTCTTCCACCACCAATATATGTAAATGAGTCAATTCCTGTTATGTTACAATATCCACCACTAATCGAACTAGCAATACCACTACTTTCATTATAAGCACCACCACCAATAAAAGAACAATAAAGACCTGTTATATTATTGTAACCACCACCAATAAATGAATGGTTGTTATTAATTAAATTATTTTCACCACCAACAATAGCTGAAAAATTATCACCAACTGTATTTCCAGAACCACCTAAAACAGCAGAATAATCACCGGCTGCATTATCCGCAACACCGATTCTTTGTGTTGAATCAACACCAGAACCAACTTCATATAATGTTGTTCCACTTGTAAATCCTGTTATTGAAATACCACCACCTGGTGTATTTAAAATCAATGTCCCACCAGAATATGTTGCACCGGTTATTATATCGTTAGTTAAACCACTTGTTGTATATGTTTGTAAATCAAGTGCTGTTATATTTTTTGTTGTTCCAGATGGAACATCGTAATTTACGATAACCAAAAGATCGTTTGGTGTAACACCACTAGTAGTTACATTAGGTAATATTGATATTGGTAAATTTGCCATAATTTTTTTTTACTTATAAATATATTTTATGATGGTATTTCCGTTGCGAAACAGATTTCACCTTGTTCTTTTATTAATCTTTCCATATCTTTAAATGATATATAAGCGGAACCATATTGACCCCAACTTTTACCCCAACTATTTTTTAATCTAAATTGTTTTTTATTTGTGTCAACACCATTAATTACATAAGCGTGACCTCCAGCTAAACTACCACCAATTTTTATTAAACCATTTCTGTCCGGATAAAACATACTATTATACCAGTTTGTCCCAACGACAACCGGACCTACATTTAAAATTGTATCAATTAATGTTTGAAGATTGTAACCCCAGTAATAGTTCTTCACTTTACCCATTTTTTGTAGGTATTTAACACCACCTCTTACTGATGTTCCGTCGTAGTTTTCACCAAACCATTCATCTAACTTTTGTGCGTTTTCATATATCACTTTTGGTTGAATAATCGGTGCAACACCAGATTGTCCTACTGGACCATCTTCTAACCAATGAGCCCAAGAAAAACCAACACAATGCGGTGTATTTTTTTGGTCTCCCCACCATCCATTATTATCCCAATACCGTGATGTTAATTTATTTGTTGGTTTTGATGTTAATAAATGATTCTCTATTAAATAACTACCATCCCTTTCATCTGGTTTATAGGTCCTACCCAAAAAGAATTCTGGTTCTAAATTTAATAATGATGTGGTTGTGGTTGTTGTAACCGGAATAACTGGTGTCGATACACAACAAGGAAATTCGGAAACATAACAACTTTCATATGGAAGGTCGTCAGCAATAAAACTTTCTTGTATGTTTATATATAGTTTATCTCTTATTGGAAGAATTAAAGTTCCTTGGTCGTTTCTAAATAAAAACTGACCTTCATACCTACCAATTTTTTTTGTGTCTTTAGATGTGAATTGATAATATACATAATACTCCACCGGAGCGTTCGGATCCATAAGATCCTTTTTTACAAATCCGGCTGGTCTTGAAGTTATTTTTGGGACGCCGGTTTCAGTGTCGACCATTGAAAAAAATATTGCCGACTCCTCAATAAAATTCATAAAACTATTGTAATCACTACGACCATCTTTCACCACCGTTAATTTTAACAATGGTAATGTTGCGTTTTTTTTAATGTAGAATTCCATTTATTGTTTTTACAATAAATAGTCACCCAATCAAAAAATTTTTTATAAAAAAATTATAAAAGTGAAACTTTTTTATCTTAATAGATATTTATTAGTATGGGAAGAAAATTAATGGAAGAAAAAGAAAGAAAAATTAAATTTGGAATTAGTTTAGATCGTAGAATTTTTGATAGAATGGTTAAAGAAAAAGAAAATAAATCTCGGTTGATTGAAAAAGTATTGAAAGAATATTATGGAAACAAAAATTTGTAAAAAATGTAAAGAAGAAAAAGAAATTTGTGAGTTCTATAATAATAGAAAATCAAAAGACGGTAAAAGGTCAAGATGTAAAAAATGTTTAAATTTACAAAACACTTTATATGTTAAAAAAAATAAAGATAGAGTTAATGCTATTAAACAAAAATATGTTGATAATAACAAAGAAAAAGTAAAACAAAGTAAAAAAGAATGGTTTGATAAAAATCCTAACTATAGAAATGAATGGATCATTAATAATTATAAAAATGATTTTCTTTTCAGATTAGTCAACATAATGAGAGCAAGAACAAGACTTTTTTTAAAATCAAAAAATATTAAGAAGAAAAACAACACATTTGAAATCGTAGGGTGTTCACCTGAATTTTTAAAAGAATATATTGAAAAACAATTTACTAAAGGTATGAATTGGGAGTTATTTGGTAGTCACATACATATTGACCACATAATCCCATTATCTTTTGCAAAAACAGAAGAAGAGGCATATAAACTTTGTCATTATACAAATTTACAACCACTTTGGGCTGAAGATAATTTAAAAAAAAGTAATAAAATTTTAAATTAACTTTCTTTTCTTAACTCTTTTGAATAGTGGTCAAATCTCTCATGCTCAACTGGTGTTAATAGTAACAAGCCACCCCTTAATTGATTCTTTTTTGTTAATTGGTAATGATGACTCATCCAAGTATTTTCAAAAGGATGTGTCCATTTTGTATCCAAAAACATTTTTTTATTACCTTCTTGACTTATAATGTGAGTCCAATTACAATAGTATATTTCACCATCAACATAAGGTAATCCTTTATGTGACATTATATTATTAAACTTTGTTTTTGGTGCGTTTGGGTCTAACCCATTTGTTGGTAAATTTGGTTTTTCCGGAAAATACTCATTTCTTTTTTCTTGTGGAAGATTATACCACGGCCAACAAGTCCCGTTATCACCGTAAAATTCACTATAATTTATTTTGAGAAATTCAAAATTTTCTTTATTCATTATTTCAATACACTTGTTAAATAAATTTGGTGTATATCTATTAAATCCATTTCTACAAGTTTCATCTGGTTTATTTTGGAAAAACATATCATCCTCTGACCACCACATATATTTTAAATCCGTATTAGCAAAATGTTCGGCAACAAATTGTCTTCCACCACAAATTCCCAAATTATTTTTCTTGATATGTTCGAAACCATATTCATCACATAATTCTCTATATCTTGGCGTTGTTGAAAGGTCAGTTGAGTTATCAAGTAAAAACTTCTTGGTCTTATGAATGAAATTTGGATCATAATCCAACATTGATTTAATTAAAGTTTCAAATTGTTTTGGTGAGTTAAATGTTATAACATATAATCCAACATCTCCATTATAATTTTGAATTGTTTTTTTCCCGGTGTTTTTAATGTGTGTTTTATTATTTTTTAAATCTTCAAAAAATTTGTATAACAATCCATTTGATTCGATTTCACAATAATCAATCAAAGATGGGTTTTGATGTAATAGGATTGTAAATAAAGATTCTTCAGTTCCCATATATCCAGATTTTAATGTGTTTAACATCAAATCATAATAAAGAACATTCATTTGTGATATAGAATCCTTGTCACCACCAAAAAATCCACCACGAGCAACGAACTTGGTTTTAGTTCCAGATAATTCACACATTTTTTCATAATCAAATCCGTGAACTTCGGTATGAGCT